GTTGATTGCCTGAATGAAAAGGCAGACACAATGACCATGATTGCATCGGTTAACGCTGACCTGAAACCTGTTGCTGATGCACTGTCAGCACAGGCAAAAATGAAGGCTGCAGAACTGACTGCATTCATCACCGAACTGGCTGCTGCCGTTCCTGTCGCATTGACTGGCAATATGCCGGATACAGCACAGGCCGAACAGCAGCGAAACGAACACACTGAAACATTAAACTGCCTAAGTCGCGCACTTTCGAGGCTTGAGGCTATCCGCAAACAAAAACAATAAAAACGACATGACAACTGGTATCCAGGGTCTGTACGACCAAAGGGCGCGACTGATTGAACAGATGGTTGCGCTTCCTAAAGCTGCTGCCGCCGAAGGCAGGGCGATGTCCACCGAGGAATCTGAGAAGTTCGCCAAAATCGAAAAGGATGAGGCGCAACTGACAAAGACCATCGAAGCGCATGAGGCAGCAGAGCGCATGGAGGCCCGCATGGCCGGTAAGCACTTTGAGGCTGTTGACAAAGCAGCGCCGAAGGCAGACCGCGACAAGGCGGCTGATTACCGCAGCGCCTACCTGAATTTCCTGCGCAAAGGGAATGCAAACCTGACGCCTGAAGAGCGTTCACTGCTGTCAGAAAAACGCGGAACATCCAATCAGGTAGTAGGCACTGATTCCCTCGGTGGCTATTTGGTACCCGACCTGTGGCAGCCTGAGATTGAGCGTTCCATGCTGGATTATTCCGGCATTATGCAAGCCTGCCGCATCCTGCGCACAGCCACCGGCAGTACGCTGTTCTGGCCGACTGAGGACGACACCACCACTAAGGCGGTGAAAATCGGTGAGGCTTCCGCATTCACTGTGCAGGATTTGACATTCGGCCAAAAACAGCTGGATGCCTACAAATACGGCACGATTGCGAAGGTTTCATGGGAACTGCTGCAGGACAACACCTACAACATTGAACAGGAACTGCGTAATGCGTTTGCACCGCGTTTCGGTCGTGTGCTGAACGAACAGTGTACCATCGGTGACGGTTCTGGCGATCCGAATGGTATTGTGACTGCTGCAACGCTGGGTAAAACCACTGCATCTGCCACTGCATTCACATACCTGGAAATCCTTGACCTGAAGCACAGTGTTGATCCGGCATACCGCAACAGCCCGAATTTCGGCCTGATGTTCCATGACAACGTATTGCTGGCAATCAAAAAACTGGTTGATAGCCAGAATCGCCCGCTGTGGATGCCTTCCTATGTTGCCGGTCAACCCGACCTTATTGACGGCACGCGCTATTTCATCAATCAGGACATGGATGGCACAATCAACACCGCATCCAAACTGATCCTGGCCGGTGACTTCAGCAAGTACATCGTGCGCATCTCACAGGATATGATGTTTGCGCGCCGTGACGAATTGTACAGCGAAAACGGACTGGTCGGATTCCAGGCATGGATGCGCTTTGACGGCGAACTGATCAACACCGCTGCTGTAAAATACCTTGTAACTGCGTAAGGTATGAAGGTACGCATTTTGCAATCGTGTGCGGCTGGTGATCCTGATACTGGCGAACAAATCAGCCTGGCTAAAAATCAGGTGATTGTTCTGGGTGCTAAATTGGCCGTTAGCCTGATTAAAGGCGGTTTGGCCGAAGAGGTGCGTGAACAGGCAAAGGAAACAGCAGCCGCACCGATGCAGGGCATTGAAAGGCGTAAGAAATAAACACAATGGCAACGACAGACGCACAACTACTATCGCTCAGGCCGCCATACGTTGCGTTAGAATGGTATCGCAGCCGCACGACTGCATTCACCGTCACGGTGGAGGACAGTGCAGGCACGCCTATCAATCTGACCGGCTCAACGGCAACGATGCAGGTTAGGAGTGCGTCTGGTTCGGTGCTGTTGACGCTGACTACTGTAGGAAACGCAGGTATTGCGCTGACGAATCCGACACTTGGGCAAATGACCATTAGCCCTGAGGCAGTCGGCACTGGCAGTCTGCCGATTTCAAACGTGCTAAACACAGACCTGAAATTAACGCTATCATCAGGCGTGGTGTATGTCCTGTTTAGGGCCACTATTACACTGATTGACAAAATAACTGCATAATGTCCGATATTCAGGTAACGCTCAACAGCAGCAACATCACGGTACAATTCCCTGTATCGCAGGTCGGGGCCGGTGTTCCATCCGGCGGTACTGCAGGTCAGTTGATTGTAAAGGATACATCAACTGATTATGATACTAGTTGGACAACCATTGCAGCCATATTAGGCGCATTGCCTGTTTATGACAGCAATGACGCTGCTATTGCTGCCGGTGTAACAGCATATCGCGCAGGGGCCGCACATGATGCTGCATTAAAGGGAACCATCATATACATCACGGCATGATCTGGAACGACTATTCAACTACGCACAGTCCGTACTACACAGGATACACGGTCAGTAGTGAAACCATCAGCGAGGAATTGCCGGTGGCCATTGAGGATGCCCGCGCACAGTTGCGTATGGATGACCTGCGCCATGATGATGAATACCTGATGTTGTTGATTCGTGCGCAGTGTGACATCATTGAACGGTCATACCAGTGTTCACTACTGAATAAAACCGTTACTGAAAATCACAGACAATTCCCGCTGTCATCTATCACACCGATGGTTATTGCGGGCCTGTGGCCGATTGGTAGCATTACATCTGTTCAGTATTACGACAGTGCAGGAACACTGCAAACCTGGTCATCATCTGAATACACCACTAACATCAGTTCGGGGTGTGTGACCATTATGCCGAAATCAAACTACACCTATCCGTCAGACCTGGCCGTTAGGCCTGATGCTGTTCAGATTACCTATGTGGCAGGTTACGGCACATCATCTGCGTCTATACCTGATAGTGTGCGTTTAGGCCTGCTGTCGCGCATAGGTCGTGCCTATACGAACAGGGAGGACAGCCCTGAACAGGTGTTTAGTATGTCTGACGTGCTATTGCAGCCGCTGCGGCGCTGGATGTAACTGTTTAAACTGATGCAGGCATGGCAAAGGCTACACAGATAGGCGACAGGCGACACCGGATTACGATTGAAAAACCGGTAACATCACGCGGCACATCCGGTCAGGAACTGATGACATGGGAAACGCATTGCAATGTGTGGGCTAAGGCAACATGGCGTAGTTCAGGAAACAAGGATGATATGATGGCAGACAGACTAACGGTGCAGACTGCTGTCACGTTTGACATCATGTACAGGGATGGTCTGAATGAGAAAATGCGCATCAATTTTGAGGGTGATTTGTATGACATCCTGTATTTTCAAAAACCGGATTTCAGGCAATCCCTGATAATTGTAGCCCAAAAACAGGATTAAACCAAAAGGCATGAAATTAGGCCAATACATATATGCTAAACTATCTGCAACTACTGCCGTCACGGCGCTGGTTGGTACGCGCATATATCCGGTATTTGTGCCTGAGGATTCTACATATCCGGCCATTGTGTTCACTGTGACCAATCAGCCGACAGACGATCAGAAGGATAGGAAATCTGACCATGATACAGCGCAGGTGACGTTTACATATTGGGCTGAGGTCAAACAGGGTGCTGATGCGTATGCAGCACTGGATAATGTTGACCTGGCCATCAGAAATGCACTTGATTTTGTCACTGGCACTGCCGGTGGGGTGACTGTTGAGGGGTGTAAATACGTCAGCAGCGCAGACGGCATGGATGAGAACGCTATGTTTTTATCCCGTACAGCAGTTTATCAGTTCATAACAGCTAACTAATCCGATGGAATCAATCAATTATGAAATAAATGATGTCATCAGGGCGCTTCGCTTGTTATCAACACAGATACAACGCGATATAAAGGATGATTTTAAAGGGCCAGCAGATTTGTTGGTATCTGCTATCAAGGCGCGTGTGCCAGTCAGTGATAAACCACACAGCAGGTATAAACGAGTTACACAGGGCAAAAAAAGAGCAAAAAAAGGCGCTGGCGTAATAGCTGCAACATACAGGCCTGGGAATCTTAAAAAGTCATTCAGGGTGTTGGGTAAACTTCGCAGAATGAAAAATGCTGTCATGGTTGGTGCGCTATTAGGCGGAAAACGTGTTGATGGTTATTATGTGCATTTTGTCAATAATGACGTTACAATGCCAAACGGCAAAATTCGTGTTGGCCAGCGATTTATTGACAGTGCAGTTAGTGCTGCTGGCCCTGTTGCGTTAAGGGCTATTCAGCAAATTGTTTTAACCAAAATTGATTCCACCGAAAGGCAAACGCGGCCATTTGGAAACAAGGCAGACGGGTCTGGCGCATGGTGGAAAGCATACGCACGCGCAAAGGGCAGAGAATAAACCAAACACTAAACGACAGGCAACATGAAAATTCAACTAATCAAAGATTTTGAGCAGTTCGGTGTTAATTCAGTCATTGATGTTGACCAGCCTACCGGCAACAGGTTAATCGGTGAAGGCATCGGCATACAGGTACCTGATGATACCCGTTCACGAAAATACGCAGCCGGACAGCAATTGGAATCCCTGTGTGTGCCACTGAACGAACAAAACACGACAATCACCACACCACCGACATTTATTGCGTCTATTGGCGCAGAGATGGAGGATAAAGATAAAACGCCAACAACGCGGCGGCAATTTTTCACCACAAAAAAGTAAAAACACATGGCTACCGTTTTAGCAAAAAACATGAAGCTGTACACAGGTTCAACGCCGACCGCGATTACCTGTCAGGTGGACGCATCCCTGTCTATGTCCACCAACACATTTGAAACCACCTGCAAGGATTCGTCTGCTGTGTCTGAGTTCCTGCCTGGGGCTAAGTCATGGACTGCATCCGTGACCGGAAATGTGGACTGGTCTGCCACTAACGGCGCTGAGGAACTGTTCACGGCATGGTCTGGACAGACATCTGTGGCAATCGTATTTCAAACGGGCGTAACCGGTGAAATCAAATACTCGGGCAGCGCCTACATTACCAGTCTGCAAATCAATTCATCTGGCAATGATGAGGCGGTGACATTCAGTGCTGAATTTCAGGGCACCGGCGCACTGACGCAGGCAACAATCTGATGATGTAACACACAACCGATAACTAAGCAAGCAAGCAACATGACAATTCAATTAAACGGCAAACAGCATCCAATTAAATTCGGGATGGGTGCGCTGTATCAATATGAACGTAAAACAGGGCGATCTGCTATCAGCGATTTTCAACAGGTTGCTGGCGGGTCGCCTTCTATTACGATGGTGGTTGACCTAATTTATTCAGGCATCGTCTGTGGCTATCGTGATATGATGAAACGCCTGCCTGATTTTGGCCCTGATGAACTGGCCGACTGGCTGGATAATGACACCATCACGCAGATGATGACGCTGTTTGCTGATTCGTTTGCGCCTGCATCGGATGACGCGGGAAACGTGGTCAGGCTGACGGACAATCAGACGCCGGAAGCCTAACGGATACGGGCAACTACTGGCATGGCCTACTAAAACAGGCCGCTGCCATCGGGATGACAGAAGAGGAATTTTGGTGTGCAACACCTGCATACTTTAAATACCGGCAGGACGCACATCTGGAACAGTTCAGAAACCAATGGGAACAAACGCGGTATGTTGCGTTCATAGTTGCCAAAACAGTTGACCACCGCAAACAGATACGCAGACCATCTGACCTGCTGCCGTTTGACTGGGATGCGCCGGTTAAATCGCAACTGAAAACGCGGTCACAGATGTCTGACGATGAACGGGCTGAATTTGACAGGTTTGACGAGGAGGCAGATTTAATCCTGAAAAAAACGAATCCTGATATGTATGAACGATACATGAAGGCAAAAGCAGAACGCGAACAAATACAGCGCAATGGCCAGTAATGCTACATCACTAAATGTCAGGCTGGGTCTTATCTTTGATGAGAAGACACTGGCACAGGTTGAACGCCAGTTGCGCCGTTCAGGCGAAAAACTGCAACGCGTAGGGCAGGATTTAACACTGTCACTATCTGCACCGCTGGCATTATTCGGGGGTGCTGCTATAAAGGCGGCTGGTGATCTGGAATCACTGACATTGGCATTGCAGTCACAGGTCGGCACGGCGGACAAGGCCGCAGCGGAGCTGGAAAAACTGACTAAGGTGGCTGAATCGCCTGGCCTGGGGCTGGAGCAGGTGGTGAAGGCATCAGTATCACTGCAGGCTGTAGGCATTGAGGCAGACAGGGCGCGTACCATCATTGAGGGGCTTGGCAAGGCCAACGCACAGACAGCAGGCACAGCAGAGCAATTCGGGGCTGTTACGAGACAGTTCACACAGATGATTGCCAAAGGCAAAATCTATCAGGAGGACCTGATGGTTATCCAGGAAAACATGCCTATCATCACAACGCTGATGAAACAGGCATTCGGTGCATCATCGGCAGAGGATTTGCAGAAATTAGGCATTAATGCAAATCAGTTTGTAGATGGCATTATTAATGCAGCAAAGGCACTGCCTGAGGTTAAATCCGGCATTAAAAACAACATTGAAAACGCACTGGATGCCACACGGATTGCCCTGGGCAAGGTAGGTACGGCAATCATCACATCATTTGATGTATCCGGCAAATTAGAGGCATTCGCAAAGTTTATCGGCGATGTGGCAAAGGGGTTTGACCAACTATCAGCGACCACCAAAACAGCCATTGTATCATTTGGCGCATTCCTGATCGCCCTGGGGCCAATTGCAACTACCATCGGCAACGTGCGCATCGTGTCATCGTTCCTGATTGACAACTGGAAGGGGTTGGTTGGTGCATCGAAGGATGTCATTAAATGGTTACAGTTGCAACGTGCTGCGTTTTTATCCCTGAATGCCGCTACACAGGCATTTGTCGGAATCGGCATTGTGGTTGCTATCGCAACACTGGCCTACAATATGGGCGCGTTTAATCGTGAACTGTCTGCCGCTGAAAAGGGCATGAAGATAGTGAACGACCTGACCGCGCAGGCAACGTCCGATACTGTGGTTGAACGAACACAGGTTCAGGCACTGATAGGGGTGTTGAAATCAGAAACAGAGAGCAGGGAAAGTAAAATAGCTGCGTTGGATAAACTAAAGCAAATCAATCCTGAATATTTTGGCCAGCTTGATATTGAAAAACTGTCAGTTGACAAATTGCAGGGGGCGTATGAGGGATATGCCGAAAGCATTATAATTGCAGCGCGGGCAAAGCGGGCAGAGGGCGAGCTGGTCAGGCTGGATGAGGAACTGAGGGTCGCTATTGAAAAGAAGGAAAAGGCACAGAAGGCGTATAATTACATGGTCAGTGTTGGCCGTGCGCAGGGCAGTCAGGCCAGCGAACTGGCAGACGCAAATGCGCAGGTTGATGCACTGCAACGTCAGTTTGATGCCGTGAAAAACCTGGTGAATGCAAACGAGGTTAACAAGGTACAGAAAAAGGAACTGACAGCGGAGGAACGGCAGGCAATGGAATTGGCCAAACAGGCCGAAGAGCAGCGCCGAAAGGCTGCCGAGGCGGCGCGTGCGGCAGCGGAGGCCGCAATAGAGCAACAGCGCAAACTGCGTCAGGTGTATAATGAGGTAGTATCTGACATCAGGAAGGTGCGTGATGTGCAATTGTCGTTAGGCTCAAAGGATGTAATTGAGGAAGCGCAGGCCATTGAATCCGGCATGAAACGCCTGATTGATGCAGGATTTAAACCGACATCAAATGAGGTGCAGGGGCTGCGCGGTCAATTAAAGGGGTTGATTGATAATGAACTGGCGCAGGCAAATGCACTGTTTAGCGGTAATTTTCAGCCGCTGGCCACACTGCAAACACCACAAACCATAGGCGGTTCAACAGTCGAACCACCTGATTTTTCCGGCATACTACAGGCATCTGATTCATTTAATGCTGAACTGCTGAAACAACAGGAGGCGCTATTAGAGGCCAGAAAAAAGGGTTTTCAGGATTTAGCCTGGGAGGCTGCATATTCACTGGATAGCCTGTTCACTGCATTTGACCAAAGGCAATTACAATCTTTGGAGGAAACGTATGCACAGCGCATTCAGGCAGCCGGCGAGGACAGTAATAAACGGGCGCAACTGGAGGCTGAATTTGAGGCTAAACGCGAGGAAATACAGAAACGTGGTGCTAAGCGCAAAAAGGCGCTGGCGATGGCTGAGGCGGCAATGAATACCGCTGTGGCGATAACTAAAACATATGCGCAGTTTGGTTTTCCATTTGGTTTAGGGCTGGCAGCCGCACAGGCTGCTGTAGGCGCTGTTCAGATAGCCGCCATTGCTGCAACACCATTTGCAAAGGGTACACAGTACGCACCTGGCGGCTTGGCGCTGGTGGGCGAACAGGGGCCGGAATTGATAAACCTGCCTCGCGGATCCACCGTCACATCAAACAACCGGACAAATCAATTGCTGGACAGTATGGGCGGCGGCGGCACATTGCAGGGTGAATTTACTGTGCGCGGCACTGATTTGGTGCTGGTGCTGGACAGGGCAACAAAGAAATCAAACAGGGCGTACTAACTGATTAAACACCGACAAGCAAAATGGCGTTAAGATGTTACGGCATAGGTAAATCACCATCAGGCACACAGTATAATGCTGCTGTGTATGACACTGACTGGTCATCATCTGATAGCGCATTTCAGATAGCGAAGGATGGCATAAAAATAGAATGGCGGGGAGAATCTGACGAGGACATACATAGTCCGATGATGGGTTCAATTGCCACCGTTGAAATGCTGGTCGGTACATCTGAAACAACTGTACTAACATTCCTGTCAGACCTGCGAACATCGAAAGAGGGGCGGTTCTTTTTAGAGATTGAAACACAGGCAGGCGTAAAAATTTGGCGGGGCATCATCACCGCTGATGCGTTAGGCGATGAAACCGATCAGGGGCCAATATTTGGCTACACACTAACTGCTGTTTGTGGCCTGGCGCTACTGAAAAAAATACCGTACTATGACAATGGCGCACTGTATTACGGTCGCCAGAGATTGACTACGCACGCAGTGACAGCATTAGGCAAACTGTCGCACGTTTCTACATTTTGGGCCGCTGACGATGCGTTTCTGGAAACGTCTGTTGACTGGTGGGAGGCATCAATGACATCCGGCGATGCAAACGATCCGCTGTACCTGTCATACGTTGATCATAGTGCATTTTATGACTTTAAAACAAAGGGAGGGCCGGACAAGGATGTATTGTCGTGTTATGACGTACTAAAAAACATCTGCCTGGCGTTTGGATGTCGCATCAGGATGCGCGATGCTAAATATGTCATTGAACAGATTGATTATCGTGTAAACAGCACCTACAACTGGCGCACCTATAAAAAGAATGGCGACCAAAAAACATACGGCGCTTACTCAGGTGTCCTGACAGTTGATCAGACGCAAACAAACGCGGCCAAACTGACATACGTCACATACGATTTTCTGTCACAGTATAATAAAACACAGTTGACGTATGAGGCTAAAATGCGGCGCAACTACTGGCAGAATATTTTAGTCAACGGCACATCTACGTTTAATTTCAATCAGACAATCAGTAGTAATTCAGGGGCTGCCACCATGCGCATGCGCGGCACCTTCTTTGTCACTATTCGCAATGATAGCTATACTGGCAATGCTACTGATGTTATCATACCGCAGATAAACATTACCCTGAAAATAGGCGCAAAGTATTTGAAGCGCACGGTATCTGTCAGTAACTTTTCTTTCTATTACGACACTGCATCATGGACAAACACTAACACTGATGTATTTGTACTGATGGCATCAGGTCAGACCGTTCCCGCATCCGGCCAAACAGCCAACTACATTCAGGGTTTTGATTTTATCACACCTGCACTGGTCGCGGACGGCGCACTAAACAGCATTGCAGTTAGTTCAATTGAACTGCGTGCTGCTGATGGTACAGGCATAGATGAATCGCAGTTTACAATTTCATGGTCAGCCGCTGGCCTGTGGTTAGAACTGTATGATTTGGGAACGCCAGATGTGCAGGAGGATGAGGTGCTATATGAATCCGAAAACCTTGACGGTGGAACAGATACATGGGAACGCAATGGCAGGTTAGGGTCTGGGTCAATAAACTATTCAGGATCGCTGATAAATTTAAACGGCACAACAGCACTAACGCAATGGGGCCAGGGCGCTGGTAGCCGAAATTTGGCAATAGGTGCGCTGATGGCTAAGCGCGTATTAGATGCACGCCTGCGCGTAAAAAAACGCCTGAATGGGCAGTTGTACGGTAATGCGTGCAATCAGGTGCGAAAACTAATTAGCACATCTGACAGTTTGTATTGGCTGGACATGCGCGTACTGTGGCACGTTACTGAAAACATACTGGAGGGCAGTTGGGTAAACCTGACATTTGGCAACAGCAGCACAAAAACACCTGTAAAGGTGAAAATATTGACTGGTGGCACTAATAACCCGACCGTCATCAATCCGACATCAACCAGCCCGACAACCGGCGGGAATAGTCCGATGGTGGCGAATCCGCCAGGGGCGATACTGAATCCGCTGTCATTTAACGCACTGGCAACACAGATAACAAAGGGCGCAACGGTTACATCTATTGCAGTAGGCACGGCACTGACAGGCAATGAATTTGCAGCGGGTGACAAAGTAAAGTTAGTCAATCCGATTACCGGCCAGGTGCAGACGTTCACGGTGGCATCAGCGCCGTCAGCGGGCGCAACATCCATATCGGTTAACAGCGCAACTGCAAACTTTGATATACCTGTCAACGCTGGCATGTTTGTGCAATTAACGCCACAGGCGGGCGGCGGTGGTGTGGCAGATGGTGATAAGGGTGATATAACTGTGTCATCTGCTGGTACGGTTTGGACGATTGATAACAACGTCATATCTAACGCGAAAATTAGGCAGAGCGCGGCGTATTCAGTAGTTGGTAGGGCGGGAAACACAACAGGAGATGTAGCTGATATTACGGCGGCAAGTGAAGGCCAGGTACTTCGCAGGACTATTGGTGGAGGACTTGAATTTGCATTATTAAATTCTGATAACATCGTAAACTTTGGCGTATCAAATTCAAAAATAGGGCCAAGGTCTGCATTAAGTGTAATGGGTAGGTCTGCAAATACTACCGGAGTGGTTGCGGATATTACAGCTGGCACAGACGGCCATGTACTTCGTAGGTCAGGCACTACATTAGGTTTTGGGCAAATTGTGGCGGATGGTATTGCGGACGGAACCATTACACTTATAAAAATGGCCAATATAACAGGGCCAACAATTTTGGGCAGGTCGGCATTAGGCGCGGGTGCGGTGGCTGAATTGAACACATCGCAACTGTATTCAATAATGAATATTTCAAACGCGGCATCAAATAGGCTATTGCGTTTTAACAGTGCTACATCAATAGTTGGCGTTACTGATTTGACATACAACAACGGAACATTAAAGGCTGAATCATTTTCATCACCAACTGATACGTCATGGACTTCATCATACATTACTTTTGGTAATGGCGCTGGAACAGGCGCGACAGTTGATAGTTTTAGTGGTAGCGGCAATTGGGCGCTATTTACATTTACCACTGGAACATCACCAAACAGCGGCAGTTTAGTTGCTCAAATTACTTTTTTTATCAGCCGTTTTAATTCGATTGTTGCGCCTGTTATTGGTGCTGCAAACGCAAACGCAGCCGCACAGATGAATAATTTTTACATTACAAGTAGCAATCAGTCTGAATTTACTCTGTATTCAGCTACAAATTTGCCTGCGTCAACACAGTTTTCATTAAGGTTCCTGTTTATCGGTAACTAACTTTAAAAAATCGTGACAACATGAAACATAAACACAACATCATCATTTTTGCCCTGCTGCTGCTATCAATATCAGTATCAGCGCAAATACAATTCACAGCAGGCCTGAATTATGAATCAGGCGTGCCATCCGGCGCACCATCATCAACCGGATCGCGCATCAGGGTAAACCTGGCAACAGGCAGGGCGTACATCTGGAATCAGGCAGGCACAAACTGGCGCGTGTTGGCGCAGGGTATTGACATCGTGACCGGATGCAGCGCACCGCTGTACACACCTGGGTACGGGCAGTCGCTGTTTGCCGTGAATGGGTGCGCATCACCTGAACTGTACTATTACACAGGTACGGCATGGGTGCAAATTTCAGGCGCTGGTGGCGCTACATATTACGCAGGTGAAGGCATAGACATCACAAACGACACTATCAGCATAGACACAGTACAACGGTTATCCTTTAGAACTGACCAGACGTACAGTGATGGAATCGGAACGCTGTCATGGGATGACACTGACGGTACGCTGCAGTTAGGTCTAAAGGGCGGCAACGTATCTCTGCAGGTAGGGCAAGAATCCGTACAACTGGTTAAACATGCTGATAATTCAGGCCTGACAAACGGCAAGGTGGTTTATTTGGTTGGTTCGTCAGGTACAAATCTGACAGTCAGATACGCACAGGCAAACAATGAATCAACGTCTGCAAATACATTCGGGTTGATGACCGAAAGCGCAACGGGAGGCAATAAAGCATTCTGTACCACATTCGGACTGGTCAGGGGTATTAATACATCAAATCTGACCGAGGGCGGTATGGTGTGGCTATCGAAGGACACAGCAGGCGCAATGACGGCAGTCAGGCCTACAGCGCCGAATAATGGCGTAGAGATAGGATTCTGCGTGACAAAGCACGCGACAAATGGCGTGATATTCGTCACCGTTCAGAATGGTTATGAACTGGATGAACTGCATAATGTCTATGTGCCATCACCGACAAATGGCCAGGTACTTACATACGATGCAACAGATTCACGCTGGGAGGCATCAACGGTTGCAGACCAATCAGCCACAAACGAAATTCAAACGATAGACACATTCAGTTTGTCAGGCCAAACGCTACGCGCGTCACTATCATCAGACAACCAACCCGCTAAAACAGTCACATTGCCAGTTGTAAATGTCACAGCAGGCACAGGCATATCAGTTAGCAGCGCAACCGGAAACTACACGGTAACCAACAGCGCCCCAGACCAGACAGTCTCACTTACCAATGGGGGTGGTATTGGTGTAACAGGCACCTATCCGAGCTTCACGCTAACAGCGACTGATCAGAGCGCAAGCAATGAGGGCACACTTGGAGTGGGAGCGGGGAGTTCTACCAGTTCGGTTATTACCAGCAATACCAGTGGCGCATCTGGTGTCACTATTAATGCGATTGGAGGTATTTCCATTTCGGAAACAACTTCGAGCAATGGTGGATCTATCAACATAAGTGCCACTGATCAGAGTGTATCCAATGAGGGCATACTTGGGGTAGCTATCAATCCAGGTGCAGATGCCTGGTTGCGCAGCAACACCAGTACTGCCAATGATATTGGACTGGTCGCTACCAATAACATGACAATCACCTCCAGTAACAACAGCAATGGCGGCCAGATTGTATTCGACTCCAAAGCGCAGATAGATACATTCAGTGTGTCGGGGTCTACCTTGTCGCTATCGTTGAAGAATGATGGTGAGCCGGCGAAGACGGTTACGTTGCCGGGGGGAGGAGGCGGCGGTATATCTTCGCTGAATAGCCTTACTGCATCTACGCAGACATTTGCCACAGGCACGACAGGAACCGACTTCAATATTTCATCAGCTACAAGTACGCATACGTTTAATTTGCCGACAGCGAGTGCTACGAATAGGGGGCTTTTGAGTTCGGCAAACTGGACGACTTTTAACAATAAAGCCAATGCACTATCAGGCGTGACGGGCTATGTGTCGCAATTTAACAGCAGTAGCACAATTGATACAACTGGGCTGTTTTGGAATGCAACAACGGGCAGATTAGGGATAGGGACTGTTTCGCCATTTACGCCATTAGATATTGAAGCAACAGCCGCAACGTCTGCATACAGCCCCACATCATTCAACTCGCTTAATATTAGACTTAGAAGGATCAATAATGCCGGAGCTGGCCAATATTCCGGCTTCGTCTTTCTTGTAAGCGGGGATAACGGAAATAATAATGCTGTCGCTCAATTATGTGTACTTCAGGAGTCTTCCGCATCCACCGCCTCGGCCATGACTTCAATAGTTAGGAACTCGGCA